AGGCAAGTTGCTGAAGTTTTTGCGTAACAACCGCCGCCGTTGGAGCGCTGATGGTCTGATTAAGTTCAAGAACAAAATCCTTTTTCATTTTATTATATGGCGCTAGATCCATATCGCAACGCATCGGTATGACGTTTAACGGCGGTAGCTTATCTTTATATTCGCCAGCCTCTAGCACATATGTCGCTGGTTTGATCGCGGTCATTACGTGGTTGAGCGCGCCAGGTAACGGTTCCCATTGTTGATACTCGCGGTTAATGCAGTAGAAGTATTGTTGTAAAAACGCGCCTTTGCTGCGCCCCAACAATTTCTGATCTACGACTTTACATTGACCGAACACGTCTTCTAGGCCGTTGGACGTAAACGATCCTGTCAAGCCCCAGCGTATGTGGAACTTGTCAAGGATTTTTAATAAGTATTTAAACCTTTTACCGCTTGGGTTTTTTAATCGCGTAAGCTCATCAAAAACCAAACCGTCAAAAGTAGTGGGATCAATGCTAGGAATATTGTCATAGTTCGTCACCACTATATCGGCGTCAGAATCAAAGGCGGCTTTGCGTTGCGCGGGCGTGCCAACAGCAACAGATATATCAAACTCAGGACACCATTTCTGCCCTTCCTGTCGCCAAACATCAGTGCAAACGCGCTTTGGTGCAAGAACTAACCAGCGATCAACAAATCCTCGCGCTAACATTTCTGTCATCGCGGTTAACGTGATTGCTGTTTTACCTGCGCCGACGGGCGCTAAGATCATGGCTCTGTTGTTACAGAAGAGGAAGTCTGCGGCTTCATGTTGATACGGTCGTAAGTCCATCTATCTACCTGTTCACGATTCCAGAGGCACGCATAACGCTGATTCAACTTCTTCATATCTTCGGCGAATATTTTTTGCAGCGCAGACAGCTTGCCGCCGTCTTGCTTTAACTCTACAAACCACGTCTCGCCGTTTGGCAAACAAACAATTCTGTCAGAAACGCCGCGATTTGATAGGCTGTTAAATTTAAAGGCGACACCGTTAAGTGATTGAACGGACTTAACAAAGTAACGTTCAATATCTTTTTCCAAATCAGTCATAAAAAACTTATTGACACAACTGTAATAAATTGTCTAGTATGCAAATCACGAAAGGTAACATAAAATGCATTCTGATATCGTCGGCGGTTCTACTGCGAAGCGCGTAATTAACTGTCCTGCTTCAGTAAAGCTGGCGCAATCCGTTCCCCCAAAACCATCATCAAAATATGCAGAGGAAGGATCACTGTTACATGACGCAATGGATAAGATCCTGTCTCACAGTGCATCTCCTGATGACTTTGGTCTTGGCGATGATCTCATTGAGCGTAAACTACGCCCTGCCCTTGACGCGTTAAATGAGATTGATCCTGACACACAGATGGAATTTCAGACAGAAGTTTCCGTCTCTTTCGGAGGGTATTTAGCTGGCGTATTCGGATCATGTGACCTCATTGGTCGTATTGGCAATCGCGCAATTGTTCTCGATTGGAAGTTTGGTGATGGGGTGGCGGTGGATGCTGTCGAGAACCATCAGCTTATGTTTTATGCCGCTGCGGCTATGCGGACTGAAGAGGCCCGCTGGGCGTTCGAGGGCGTCACTGAAATAGAGTGCGTCATTGTTCAGCCGCCATATGTCAAGCGTTGGATGACAACGCCGGGGCGCATCAAAGCATTTGAGCGTGAGCTGTATGATGCAGTAACGACAGCGCTGCGTCCTAATCCGCCTGTAGCGCTTGGCGATCATTGCAAATGGTGCCCTGCTAAACCTATCTGTCCTGCAATGACAGGCGAGACAGAACGCGCGTTACGGACTAAACTTAACAGCATTACGCCAGAGGGCTACAGCAATGCGCTTATTATCGCTGACCGCGTTGAAGAGTGGGCTAAAGAAGTTCGTGAGATGGCGCAACAAGCGCTTGAGAATGGTATTGCAATCCCAGGATATAAACTTGTGCCCAAGCGCGCCACACGTCAGTGGGTCAACGACGAAGGCGCATTGGAAGCTCTTAGAGAAATGGGACTTGAGCTTGATGAATTAACAGAGACGAAGTTAAGATCGCCAGCGCAGCTAGAGAAAGTGTTGAAGAAACATAAGCTCGAACTGCCAAAAGATCACGTCGTCGCTGTTTCCACGGGTAACACGTTAGCGCCGGAGTCAGACCCGCGCCCTGCCGTTGTTACAATAGGCAATGACATCCGTCGTGCCTTCTCTAAACTACAGGTAAAGTAATGCAAAAAGTAGTGTTTGAAACATATGAAGAAAGACGCGCGCATTATATGGCAGCGGCGCACGATCTTTTGATGGATAAAGTAGCTGCAAAACTAAAGTCTGTAGATACCGATAAACTTTTTGGGCATGAGCCCTTAGATGATTGGCGGTATTTATTACTAGCGAAAACTGCAATAGACGTGCTTCAAGGTGAGGCTTACTCAAAGTAAAGGTAAAGTAATATGTCTAATCTAGTAAAATTTGGTGGTGCTAATCTTCCGTCAGTTGCGTCGCTCTCGACAGCGTTGCGTTCTATCGAAGCTGATGTCGGCCCTATCGGCAGCGTTATCCTGAAAATGGATAAGACTGGTCATTGGGTTTACGGCGCAGATCAGACGGAAGTCGAGAAAGAAACGCTGTGGGCGATCAATCCTTATAGCTTTGTTCATGGCTATATTGCTTGGGGCACAGGCGAAGTTCTGGCTGAGAAGATGGTGCCGATCTCGGATCCATTGCCAGATCTTGACCCACCACCACCCGGCGCGCAGGCTGGCTGGCAACCACAGGTCGGTATGGCGTTGAAGTGCTTGTCAGGTGAAGACAAAGGCATGGAAGCGCGTTACGCTGTGACGTCAGTAGGCGGCAAGCGCGCGATGCACGCGCTGGCGCTGAAGATCGCTGAACAAGTTGATAGCGATCAGACTAAGCCAGTTGCTGTCGTAAAGCTCGGCAGCGATCACTACGCCCACAAATCATATGGCCGCGTTTACACGCCGACATTTGATGTTGTGGAATGGATCGGCATGGATGGCGCGGATGAAGTTGCGGAGCCTGCTCCGTCAGCGGATACGGGTCGTCGTCGTCGAAGCTGATATTCATCTAGGTAAGATCGTTTCCTAGATGGATCGCGGGGTGGTTCGCGTGACAACAGCCACCCCGCATTTTTCAAAGAAAGATAAGAAGATGGCCGAACGTAAAGTTTGGAATGATGCAACGCGCCTTACGCCCAAAGAACAACAGGTCTATGATCTGTTTCGTAAAGGCTTTAAGGCCAAAGACATCGCCGTAATCCTTGGTATTACGCCAAGGGCGGCGCAGACAAGATTAGCTCTAGCAAAGGATAAGGTGCGCTGTGGCGGATAAACTTTTCGTTCCGGCCTATTGGCCGTTCTTCAAGTCAGGCGAACTACGCCGCTTTGATTACTCTGCGCCGGATACACCGTCGTTCACGTCTGTGTTTAGCTACGACAAGGGCAGCGACAGTATGTTGTATAACAACTACGACAGCGCCGGGACGTGGTTAAACAAATGGTATTACCGTTACAACCCTGGCTTTGGTGTCGCTGAATGGCGTGATGACTATCCGGGCAATAAAAAGGTCGTGCTCAACCCGCCGATTGGTTGGGGTGAATTTCAGGACGTTGGGTCTGATTACATTGATTACCCAAAGTTCGACTTCTTTAAATGTTGGCCGCCCGCCGCAAGCAACGGTGTGCAGATCGTGCACTTTGAACAACACATATCACAGATGAATGTGATGGGCGCGTATTATCAAGACGTGATCCAGTTTACTTATTTACAGAACTGGAACGGCAAGCCAGCCACAGGTGCGCGTTACTGGATGGCGCTCGGTGTTGGGCCGATCAAGACGCAGTTCTTAACGCAAGACGCAACAGATCCAACAAAAATAACGGAGTCAGTCGTATGGGACGCGAAAATAACGAAGGTCGGTTAAAGGAACTGATGGGCGATCTACTGTTCACCATTAAAGAATACTCAGACAAACATGAGAGGCCAGATGAAATATTATTCGTTCTTGATCGTATCGTTGACGCTTATCGCACAGCCTTCGATGGCGCAACAGATCAGCGTGTTCAACGGCCCGAACGGCCCAGTGGCAACGGAGCTAAGTTACCCAACTGAGAACTTTTATTATCTTGGCAATGATGTGATCTCTGCGCCGAAGATCGGAAACTACACAGTTTATAACGGGCCTAATGGCGAACTGTTAGGGAGTCGCGTCGATGGAATCGACGGCTACGCCGACTAAATTATATCGGCATTTCGACAAAGACGGCGCGCTATTATATGTTGGCATATCAACAAATGTAGTAGTGCGCTTGTCGCAACATAGTAAATACTCTCATTGGTTTGATGAGATTACGAACATAACAATAGAATCTTATCCAACACGCGATGACGCTTTAGCTGCTGAAACGAAAGCCATACAGACAGAAAATCCAAAATATAACATTGCTAAAACTAAGAAGCCTTACGAAAGATGGTCAGTAAATGTTGAAGAGGCGATGTTAAGATCGCGCGCAAAATTAGACGGGGAAGTTATAAATTTTGGTGTTATGTATTCGCCTGCAAGTGCGGCATCTGTTTTAGATATGAGTTCGCGCGTAATGCAAGAATTAATACGAACGAAGAAAATCGGCACTGTTACAATACCCGCGCAACCCGGTTTATCTCCGCACGGCACGCCATTCAAGGAAAAGATTTGCGTTACTGGTTGGCAATTAATGGAATACGTTGAACATTTGATGGAAGAAAACAAGTGATCTGGTTGGATTTTGAAACACGAAGTGAATGTGATCTGAAGACGGCGGGCGTATATAACTACGCTCGTCATCCGTCTACGCAGGTTCTGTGCATGTCTTACGCTGTGGGCGACGGCATGGTGCAGACATGGCGTCCGGGTCAGCTCATGCCGATCCTTACAGGTCAGATCCGCGCGCATAACGCAGCGTTTGAGCGGCTGATCTTCTGGCATGTGTTAGGCCATCAGATCCCATTGGAACAGTTCTACTGCACCGCTGCGCAAGCTCGCGCCAACTGCGCGCCGGGCAGCTTAGAAGATGTCGCGCGTTTTGCGGGCACGAACATGCGGAAAGATCATCGCGGTAATTATCTTGTGCGCCAGTGCTGTATGCCGCCGTTCAAAGATGAGTTAATACCAGAATTAATTGAATATTGCGAACAAGACGTGCGGACAATGCGCGCCGCCAGTCAGGCTATGCGAGATCTGACCGATGATGAACTGGCAGACTATCACGCTAATGAACGCATCAATGATCGCGGCGTTCGTATTGATGTCCCTCTATGCCAAGCGGCAGTCAGATACGCGGCTGATGAACTACAAGAGATTGAGCGTATTGTCCGTGAGGTCACGAACGGCGAGATCACATCAGTTCGCAGTCCTAAGATGCGACAGTGGGTTCAGGACAGGCTCGGCCCCGAAGCCCTCAAGCTCATGGAGCGTGACGACAAGTTTAGCATCGACAAGACTACGCGTGCGAATCTTCTGGCGATGGACGATCCTGAACAAGTTCCACCAGACGTTGCCGAAGTTATACAATGCGCTGACGATCTATGGGCTTCTTCTGTAGCAAAGTTCAAGCGCCTCTTTGATTTGGCCGATGAAGACCATCGTGTCCGTGGTGCGTTTGTGTTCGCTGGCGGCAGCGCCACAGGCCGCGCGTCATCCTACGGCGCGCAGGTGCATAACTTCACGCGCATGTGTGCGGATGATCCAGAGGCCGTGCGGCACGCTATGGTGCGCGGTCACAAGATCGTCCCGAAATACGGCAAGCGAATCACTGACGTATTAAAAGGTATGTTACGGCCAGCGATTATTCCGGCGCGCGAACATCAGTTTGTTGTCGCTGATTGGTCAGCCATCGAAGGTCGTGTAAATCCGTGGTTGTCCACTAGAGGCAAAGATAAGTTAAAGATTTTTGAGTCTGGGTTAGATGTTTACAAAACAAATGCCGCTGCAACATTTAAGACAACATACGACGACGTAACAAAAGATCAAAGACAGGTCGGTAAGGTTCAAGAGTTAGCGTGTGGATTTGGTGGCGGACTTGGCGCGTTTGGTGCGATGGGCCGCATTTATGGCATAAATTTACCTGAGTTCGAGGCGCGCAAAATGGTTGACGCATGGCGTCGCGCTAACCCTTGGGCCGTTTACTTTTGGGAAGCACTAGAGGTAGCGTATACACGCGCATTGCGTAACAAGAACAAAGTTTTTACCGCTGGCAAGATTCAGTATCTATTCGACGGGCAACATCTTTGGTATTCTCTTCCGTCTGGTCGTGTGCTTTGTTATCCTTTTGCACGATTCGAAGACGACGCGATCACTTATGCAAAGGCATCTTGGAAGCCTGCGGCGGACGCTAAAGAATGGCCTCGCGCTAGACTTTGGCGTGGGCTGGCTTGTGAGAATGTTACTCAGGCTACAGCACACGATCTTTTACGTGAGGCTCTACGCCAGTTTGATAATGTTGTTTTGCATGTGCATGACGAAATTGTTTTGGAATCAAAAAACCCGCAAGAAGATAAAATAAAATTAGAACACGTAATGAGAACGCCGCCTGCATGGGCGGCTGGTTTACCTCTGGAAGTCGAAGCAACTGTGATGGCCCGCTATGGAAAATGATTTTTTTAAATACATTTGTTCGCTTGCGCCGGAAGGCGAGACTGCGCTGGTCGTTAAGCAGATCGACACAGGCAAGTTACATCTTGACGGCACGATTAAATACACATGGCCTGCGTATATGCCAACGCATAAGCGCAAGTCAGGCGAAGCGTGGTTCATTAACACAGGCTCGTTTATCGTTGATCGTTTTAGAAATGGTAAGCCGAGCGCAAGCACGGCTAACTGTGAGCATGTTTTGTTTATGATGTTGGACGACATCGGAACAAAATCTAAAACACCACCGTTAGAACCGACATGGATCATCGAGACAAGTCCCGGTAACTTTCAGTGGGGTTACGTTTACAGCGAACAACCAACGACAGGAGAACATTGTGCAGCTATTACAGCTATTGCGCGCGCAGGTTATTCTGATCCTGGCGCTACTAACGCCGTTCGCAACTGCCGGTTGCCAGGCTCAACTAATCAAAAACCGGGACGGGATAGCTTTGAAGCCCGTCTCGTCGAATTTAGCAGAAAAGAATACACGTTAGCCGAGATCTGCGCTGCGCTTGACGTTGTGCCAGACGAAGCATCGACGGCCAAATATATATCTTACAGCATAAAAGACACAGGCAAAGATAACGTTTTAACATGGCTCAACGAGCAAAGTCTTGTGCTTTCTAACGTCAATGCTGAAGGCTGGCTTGATGTTGTATGCCCGAACAATCATGAGCACACTGACGGTAACATTGGCGCGCGCTACAAACCATTAGATCGTTCGTTTTGTTGCTATCACGGACACTGCACCGACAAAATTAAAAGCGCTGAATTTTTACGATGGGTTTGTGACAATGGCGGCCCTGACGAGAAGCATGGCTTGCGCGATGATGTGATAATGGCCGAGATGCAAGAGATGAACGCGAAGCTACCGCCCAACACAATGTTTAACGACGACGCTGAGAAATTAAAAGCTGAAGTTGATTTTAAAGAGATGGGCCGCACTGATAAGGGCGAATGGTATGATAAGTTTTTATATGTTGTTGCAGATGATGCTTATTTTAATTTGATAACACGACGCGAAATCACGCGGCGTAACTTTGATGCGTTATTTCGTCATGTCGCTTGCACCTCAGTCATCCACGTTAATGATAAAGGCAAAGGCCGCATCATACCAGCATCAATAGCATATGATGAAAACCGTCAGTCGCATGAAGCGCGCGTGCTTGAAGGTATTACTTACGCGGCTGGCGATAAAGAGACAGTTACGCGCGACGGATTTGTTTATGGTAACAAGTGGATCGACGCGCGGCCTAAAGTCCATGAGCACACGGCAAACATCAAACGCTGGCGTGATCATTGTGAGTTCTTACTGCCTGACAATCATGAGCGCAATCATTGCTACGATGTCATGGCGTTCAAGCTCAAAAACCCTACGGTTAAGATCAATCACGCCGTGCTGCATGTGGGCCGTGGCGGTCTTGGTAAGGACACGATGTGGTCGCCGTTCTTCTGGGCCGTCGGTGGGCCGAGCATTGGCAACGGCAATATGCGCTACATCGGCAACGAAGAACTGAACACGGGTTGGGGTTACAAGTTAGAAACAGAAATACTTGTGCTTAACGAGTTGAAGGAAGGCAACGCCTCAGAGCGCCGCGCGCTGGCGAACAAGCTCAAGCCGCTGATCGCCGCTCCACCAATGACGCTGACTGTCAATCGCAAAGGCTTGCATCCTTACGAACTTGTCAACCGTATGTTCGTCATGGCCTTCTCGAATGAAGACATACCGATTGTGATCGAGAGCGAGGATCGCCGCTGGTTCTGTATTAAGTCTTACGGCGAACCGATGGACAACCCCAAAGAGTTCTGGAACTGGCTTTGGGCCGAGGGCTTCAACTCTGTCGCCAAGTGGCTTTACGCCCGCGACGTGTCGAAGTTCAACCCTGGTATGATCGCGCCGTGGACAGACTTCAAGGCATCGCTTGTCGAGACAGGCATGAGCTACGCCGAGAGCCATCTGGTCGAGCTGATCCGTGATCGGGCTGGCCCGTTCAAGAACGGCGTGATTGGCGGCCCGTTCCATGAGCTATGCAGGGAGATAGCGGACGCCTTGAACAATGGCACCAAGGTGCCCCCGGCGGCGCTTCTACACGCCTTGCGCGAGGCTGGTTGGCTGGACATGGGCCGCTGCATGAGTTCGACGCATATGAACAAGAAACACATCTTTTGCGCGCCTGGATTTAGGGACAAGACGCGGGCCGTGCTTCGTGATATGGTGGCAGACTATGAAAAGAATGGCTCTACTTTTACCGCTCTTAATAAGTCTAACGGCGTGTCAAGCGGCTAAGACCGTGATCGACACCTGTCTGGAAGGGCTATGTCGCTGATCTTCGCAATATGCCAAGAATTTTTATTTTTGTTGATGCGTCCACATGCGCCAAAGCCTCATCAAGCGCGAGCCGCAGGCGGTTGCTTTCGTCGATGGCGGAAGTGATTGTCCACTGACACCGTTGCCGAGCCTCGTCATATCCTTTAAGATAGGACGCTGAGACTTCTTGCTGTAGCGCTTTCAGGCGGCGCTCATACTCGGTATCGGTCATGGATGATATCTCTAATTTTTTAAATAGCCAGCCAGATCCGAACCAAGCGTTCTGGGATAGGGTTAAGGCGTTTCAGGCTACTTTACCACATGACGCCGCATTATACAGCCAGACGGCCCCCTACCAGCCGCATCCCGTGGCCGCGTCTACAAACGCCATGCGAGACTGGCTTATGCCGCACATTCTGCCCTATCTGCTAAACTATGGGCTTTATCAGATGCAAGAGCCAAGGCAATCGTTTGGCGCGGACATCGTGCCAGCTAATGAGTTCGCAAAAATAACCCCGCGCCGTTAAGCGCAGGGCCAAGTCTAGGGGAGGTCAACACGTCCCCGATCAATAACAGATCCCAAGCCCATCGTATAGCAGGGCCGGGTCTATGAGCTGATATGTAAACATCATTTAACCCCCAGAAGTATTTCGATTAGAACCGCGAGCAGTATCGCGCCGATAGACTTTTCCATTTAACCGTGCCTCCCAACATCTAACACCATAAATGACCGTCGAATGGTCGCGCTTGAATATGCGCGCCAGCTTCAGATAGCTTGAGTGTGTCTCATGCCGCGCGCGATACATGGCCTTCTGACGCGCCTGAACGAACTTGGGCTTGTTCTTGTGGGCGATAATGTCTGACGGGAATATGAGGAACTCATCGGCCACTTCTGCTATTATCTCGCGCACGAACACGTCACAGTCCTCTTGTTTATCCCACCATGCGGAGCGCATTTTGTAGCCACACTTTCTCTTTAATTACTTTGATACGCGACGCAATGCTGCCCGGTAGCTGGTTCATTGCCTCGCCTATCTGCTGGTTTGTTTGCCCTTGCTGGCGCATATCCCAAATTTGTTGTTCATAGGGCGTTAACGCGCTGGGATCTTTTAGCTGTCTTTGTGCGCCTGTTTTCATGGAGCATCCTCCGACCAATGGCGATCTAATTCGCGTATAAAATCCTTATGCGCTGCTATATACTCCAGCTCTTTTGGGTTGGCGTCGCGCCATCCTGGGTTGTCGTCTTCATCGGGTAAGATTTGAGGATATAGAATTTTACATTCCTCGATATTAATATTTGTGATGAATGGCCTAGGCCATTCGTCTTTTGTCATTTCGATGTCGTATGTTACGACGCCGCGAAACATGATCCAATGTTCGCCGATAGTGTCAAATTCAAATTCGTATCTCATGACTTAGCCTGAACCCTTCTTTCAATGTCGATCCAATCGTCGTTTTTTAACGCCAATCGCAGATCCTCATGTTTCATATATGTTGCGATCAAAGCCTCTATTTGTGTCTCTAGCGCATAACATTTTCTTATTAAATTAAGGGTGCGTTTTTTCTCCCGCCTATATCGTTTCTTATAGCTTTTCATGCGCGCGCGCCTATCTCGCCTTCGATCAACTGGCGTCTAAAATCGTCGCACTCATATTCTAGCATGACGCGCAAGGCGTCAGTGTCGAGCCGGTAGAGCATTTGCAGAAACTCATAATAGTCTTTCATCTTAGACATGATTAGAACTCCTTCTCGGCGTCTATTTCACAGGCTTCCAGTAAATCGGCGTCATTATCGAGCGCGTCCAATATCAGTTTATAAAGCCAATGATCTTGGCTTAAGTTCAAAGGCGCGCCGTCTTTGCTGATGTGATTTACGGTAATCGATGTGACGTTGATCTGGCCTACATACAGATAAGACCGCCCGGCGTCTGATAGCGCTCTGGCGGAGCTGTATTCTACGTCAGCTTCGCCTGACGCTAAAACATCATAGCCGCGCAAAATTGGCAGCCCTTCAAATTTATATGTAAAGCCATTCATCGGTAGTTCTCCCCATTGCTAAAGAAAGCATCAGCCCGGCGCTCATACTCATTGTCGAGCGCGTCTTGCATCGCATCCAATGCTGAGATGAAATGCCACGGGAGCGGCGCGGGTTGTTTGTTTATCAGTTCTATGAGCGCCACAAGCGACTCAATCTCTAGTTCAAGCTCTAACATTAGACGGCCTCCTCTTTGTGTTCCTCGATCATGTGTCGCGCAATTTCTGTCCAGTTAACGTCAGACAGAAACGCCATGGCGTATGAAAACGCCAAGCTCCCCTCATTGACGTCAGTTGCCAGCAACTCCTCTGCTAGTTCTTTCAGGCTTTTGCCTAAGTCATACGCATCTTGATGCGCGCCCTGCCAATAGTCGCGCGGATCCATGCCGTCGAAGATCTCTAAGTTGACGCGCCATGTGGCGTAGTTCGTCCAGCCGTTATAATCGCTCATTGTGTTGTCTCCTATGTGGATTTGTTACACTAAGCCCGCAAATTTGGCATATGTTTTACGCTCTATCGTTGCGCCAGCAATGCCGCCCATTTGCGTTGCGGCGTCTTTGGCTACTTTCAACGCGTCTCTGTAGCTGTCCATATAAATAGGACAAACATACGCGGTCTTTGCCGCGCGATCTTCGACGATGGGTTTAAACCCGTCTTTGCGCTCGATGATTGTAATATGTAGCATGATCTTATTCCCCTGTTGATTTGTTACGCATAGCAAAAATATAGGACTGCGAGCGCCATCATCGGGACAAATAACGTGGCGGCAATCGTGAAAACTATCGTCTCTATGATCTGAATTGTGCGCATGTGACTTGCTCCGTGTTGATGATTTGACTTTTCCACATGTCTGATGTCTTGTCAATAGATTTATTACACACATAGTCATTTTTGGTTAAAATAGTCATAGCGTAGTCATGTCATAGTCATTTTACAGGGGCTCAAATGGACTGTAATCAAATACATAGTCATTATAGTCATTTATTATAAGATAAGTATAACGTTATCATTAGTTTACATACGTATACATATAAAAATAATATGGAATGAATTTTATAGTCATGACTATATGACTATGATGACTATGGCGCGTTGAAAGTGGGCTGCGCAAATGGCCGTCAAACTGCTATCCCGCCAGCTCTTTGTTCCTAGCTTTTCTCTCGCGTTTATGTAAACATAAAAATCCTGCATCGACTTCTATAGTCATGACTATATGACTATGAATGTAAACTAAATGCCTGGGGCTGATTGTAGACGGGGGGGGACTGGGCCTTGCGTGGTCTGGGAATATCTACGCAGGGATTACACAAACTTTTTTATTTTTTAAAAAATCGTGGTAAAGAAAGTTATGACATTCCAATCCTTGCCGTATGAACCACGCAAGATCGAAGCAACTGAGCAGCGGTTGCAACAGATCTACGAAGCCGCACGCAAAGGTCTGAAGGGCGACGCGCTGGCGTTAGCTTGCGACATGATGCCAATCGAGTATCGTCGTCTGATCCAGTTTGATTCAGTGGCTGAGTATTATGAAATCAAAGGCCGCGCCGATGGCGAGGCTGAGATGGCTGACGTGCTGCGCACAGCCGCCTTGGCGGGCGACACCAAGGCGGCGCTAGAAGTTCTGAAGCACGCACATGGCTGGGTAGCCAAGCAGGCTGTCAGCGTAGAGGTTAACCAGACGATCAGCATCACGGCGGCGCTACAAGAAGCGCAACAGCGCGTGATTGAAGGGCAGATCATAGATGCAAACGACGGTATATTCGCCGGAGGAAGAACAGCGCTTGATGGCGACGCTGTGGAATCCAGCGCTGAAAAACGATCCGCTGGCCTTCGTCAGATTAGCCTTCCCGTGGAAGAAACCGAATACGCCCCTTGAACACTTTGAAGGCCCGCGTAAATGGCAACGGGAAATTCTGACAGAATTACGCGAGCACATCAAAGCGAACAACGGCAAGATAGACTTTGAGACGCTGCGGATGGCCGTGTCATCTGGGCGCGGTATTGGTAAGTCCGCCTTAGTGTCATGGCTGACAATCTGGATGCTGACCACGCGGATCGGTTCGACGACCATCGTCAGCGCCAATAGCGAAGCGCAGCTCCGTAGCGTCACTTGGGCTGAGATCACCAAGTGGCTGAGTATGTCGATACACAGCCACTGGTTCGAAGTATCCGCCACGCGGGTGCTACCGGCAAAGTGGATAGCGGAGCTGGTCGAACGAGATCTGAAGATGGGAACGCGCTATTGGGGCGTAGAAGGGCGGTTGTGGAGTGCAGAGAATCCTGACGCATATGCTGGCGTGCATAACTTCGCGGGTGTCATGCTGGTATTCGATGAGGCAAGCGGAATTGATGATTCTATCTGGTCAGTTGCAGCGGGCTTTTTTACGGAAAATACCCCTAATCGCTTTTGGTTGTGCTTCAGCAACCCCCGTCGTAACTCTGGTTACTTTTATGAGTGTTTTAACTCCAAGCGAGACTTTTGGCGAAATAAAATTGTCGATGCCCGCTCCGTCGAAGGCACGGATAAGGCCGTCTACCAACAGATCATTGACGAGTATGGCCCCGACTCCAGCGCCGCGCACGTTGAAGTCTACGGTCAGTTCCCCAACGCGAGCGACGACCAGTTCATCGGAAACGCGCTGGTTGACGAGGCAATGGAACGTCCCGCTATATCCGACCAGTCCGCGCCCATCGTGGTCGGAGTGGATCCAGCACGCTTTGGTGCCGACGCTACCGTAATAGCGATACGGCAGGGCAGAGACATACT